TCTACTGCAAATAGTTTTCTTGGATTAGCTAATCTTTCAGGTGCTACATTTACTGGTAATATTGCTGGTACTAATATAAGTCTTTCTGGTAATGTAAATGCAGTTACTGTAAATGCTACAACTTTTATTGGAAATACAAATGCCGCAACAATTACAGGCACAGTAGCTGATGGAACAACAACTACCGCTGCGTCTGGTGTTGGTTATATGGGTATTCCAAGAAGTGCTGCGGCAACAACTTTATCATACGGCGTTGTGGCTGCAGATGCTGGGAAACATATTTATACAACTGCAAATCGAAATGTAACGATTCCTGCAAACTCAAACGTAGCATTTCCTATTGGATCAACCTTAGTCTTTATCAACGGAAACGCTACATCAAATATTCTTATAAGTACAGACACTATGTATCTTTCTGGTATTGGATCTACTGGGACAAGAACTCTTGCTCCGTGGGGAATGGCTACGGCAATTAAAATTTCAAGCAATATTTGGATGATTTCAGGAAACGGATTGACATAATGCCTGGAGTGCTTGGTGGACTTATTGGTTCAATGTTTCAGACTATTGCTTTGTCAGAATATCTAGTTATTGCTGGTGGTGGTGCTGGTGCATCTGCAAATCTTAGTTCTCAGGCTGCTGGTGGTGGTGGGGCTGGTGGTTATGTTGAAAATAATGCTGCTTCTGGATTGTTTTTTATAGAAGGAAAATCTTATGCAGTAGTAGTAGGTGCTGGTGGTACTGGTGTTACTGGAGAATCTAATGGAGGCGGAGGAAGTAACTCTAGCTTTAATTATTCAAATATTGCATCAGTTCTTGTAACACTTACGGCTATTGGTGGTGGATATGGAGCACACCGAGGTTCTGCAGATGCTGGCTCTGGTGGTTCTGGTGGTGGGGCTGGGTCGAGACAAGGTAACACTGGAACTCCTGGTACTGGAACAACTGGTCAAGGTACAAGTGGTGGACTTGGATATAGTTCTGGTTCAAATGAAAGCGGTGGTGGTGGTGGTGGTTCACTAAATAATACAAATACGGCTGCAACTTCTGGTAGGGCTGGTAATGGTGGTCAAGGAAAAACATCATCAATTACTGGAACATCTACCGTTTATGCTGGTGGTGGTGGTGGTCAGTCACGAACTCAGACTCCTGGTACTGCAGGAAATGATGGTGCAACTGGAGCAACTCTAGGAACTTCTGGTGCTTCACCAGGTAGAGGTACTACTAGTTCATCTACTAACGCTAGAGCAAACAGTGGTTCTGGTTCTGGTGGTGCAGTGACTAGCGGTAATGGTGGTTCTGGATTTGTTGTTTTAAAATATCTAGAAACATATCCAGACCTTAAAATTACTGGAGGAACTGCAACCAAAACTACATCTGGTGGATATAAAATTTACCAATTTACATCTACCGCAACGTTTACAGTAGGAGTTGACTAGTGGCACATTTTGCAGAGATAAACGAAAATAATATTGTCACTCGTGTTCTTGTTGTTGATAATTCACTAGAACATCGTGGACAGGATTTTCTTGCTAATGATGTTGGTCTTGGTGGTACTTGGATTCAAACATATTATAACAGAAACTTCCGTGGAAATTTTGCAGGTATTGGATATTTTTACGATTCAGATCTTGATGTATTTTACGGACCACAACCATATCCTTCTTGGACATTAAATACTGCTAACTGGATTTGGGTAGCACCAGTTGCATATCCAGAAGATAACCTATTATATGACTGGGATGAAGAGTCTCAGTCTTGGGTAGAAGCAATAGAATAAAAAAATAGCCCCTTTCGGAGCTATTCTTATTTCTTTTTAGTTTTAGGTTTTGGTTTTTCTTCTGGAACATCTTCAACTACCGATGCAGTTAGCATCATTGTCGAAGCAAAGCTTCCGCTAAAGATATACTCACCTGCGTGTACAATCTTGACCCAAGGGGCAGCAAATACTTCTCCACCAATTTCACGGTACTTACGGCAGAAGTGATAGTCTTCTGAAAGCAAGATTCCGTCTTCAGTAATGCTGGTAGCAAAGTATTCTGTAACCATCTGAGAAGCATCAAATGCACCAGTAGATGTGTTTAGCATATACTTTGAGCAATGTGGCTTCATTTTTTCAAATACTTCTTTTTTAATAAAAAGCATTCCAGTACCAACTTCGGTTACAGGAACTGGCTCATTCATTTTAAATGTTGTTTCTCCAGGTAGCATATTCATAGCAAAGAATCCAGAATACTGTTCCAGGTTTTCTTTACCTTCTACTGCTGCACGACCAACATTTTCCCAGTTGATATTTTTCATGGGGTAGATAGCACCAATAACATCTTTGCCAGATTCAATCATAGAAATAACATCCATGTGGTCAAACCCTTCATCAGCATCAATGAATAGTAGTGCATCAGCACCAGATTTCTCAAACTCGTGTACTAGATTATTCCTAGCACGAGTAATGAGACTTTCGTTGTATATCTTAGAGAATGATACCTGATACCCCTTTTTTGCAAGCTCAAAGGTTAAAGCCATCAGACCATCTAGATATACACCCTTACAATTTCCCCCATACATGGGGGTAGCAATGTGTAAATGCATTGTCTCTCCATCTGTTAGTTGTATAAACATTATACCAGATACTTTGCGTGTGGTAAACTTAATTAGAACAATTATGGCTCAAAATCTTTATGCTACCAAGGTGTTTTCAAGACACCCCTCTGCGTTGTGGGCTTTAGACGAAAATTTAACTACGCCAGTCATTACTTCAACTCCAGCAAGCATACCCCTGACTAGCACTTATTCTTCAGAGGCAAAGTCTTATGGAGATTCTCAATTTTCTGCATACTACATTGGATCTTCATCTAATAGTTTAGGTGCAACAAATTACGGTGTACCGCTTGTTTATGGAGCAGACAGCATTACATCAATTGCTCCAGTAACAGGGGATAACCCTTCCCTTATAGTTCCAGGATTTGGATTATTTAATCAAGACGGTAAAGCAAAATCAATAACCCTAGAAGCATGGGTAAGAATAGAAGCAAGATCTGTTCGTATTCCTAAAAAAATTATTGGACCAATATCTTCGACAGATGGTCTATATGTAAATGGTCCATTTTTAACTTTAAAGGTTGAAGATTACGTTTCATCACACTTTGTTGGTGAGTGGGGTAGACCAATGCTTATTCACATTGGAATCTCTAACAATAGTGTTTTTCTTATGGTTAACGGAGAACAAGTTATAACAATTCTTTTAGACACAATGTCAATCGATTTTCCAACAAAATACAACGGCACATCTCAAGATCAAGACTGGATAGGGTTTTATGCATATGCCGATGTCTCTCCAATAAATGTAGACTGTGTATCAATTTTTCCATACCGTGTAGATGTTGAAGAAGCAAAGACAAGATTTATTTTTGGACAGTCTGTTGACTCTCCAGAAGTTGCTGGTACAGGAGAATCAACTCTTCCAGTAGTTATGGACTATTCTTTTTCTAAATATGCTAATAACTACTCATATCCAGATAAGTATGATTGGCAGAACGGCATTCTTGATAATATATCATCTATAAATTCTGCACTCTCTGTTCCAAACTACTCTCTCCCCACTTTAATATTTGAAGAAACAAGAGACATTATGGACTGGTATGATGCACAAGAAGAAAATAATACTGAGACCATTGCTGCAGACTTGGCATCTGGAGAATTAATTGATAACTCCATCTTTTTTGAAATGAATCCAACAAACTGGGGAATAAAGACATATATATTATTTCCTAAATTAAACATGATAGATGATACATTAGATGCACTATATGCTGCATTAAAGTATACAACTCTGCCAACAGCAGTTGAAACTATTTTTAAAATATACAATTCTTCAAACGAATACTTTAGATGTTACTACAAGCCAACTGGATCAACTGTAGAGTATGAGTTTGTTTCAAACGGAATAACAACAACATTTGACGGACAGAACGTTACAGCAAATACATTGTTTGGAGTAGGAATAAACATACCAACCCTTTTATCTAATGCTTTAGCAACAAATCAAATGAAATCTTTCTTTGCAAACAAGTCAAGTCTTAAACTTTATTTCTGTGGAGAGCGTGGCTTTGTTAATGGATACTCTGGTAAAGTTTATAAAATTGGATTCTCAAATGCAAAAAATTATGACCTAATTAAAACCTCATTTACTAGCGGTTTAGTTTCAAGTCAGTTGTTGTTGCTAGATAATTATGCAAACTATACTTTGTTTGGAGTTTATAATCTTGGATCATTTGCACTGGATATTGCTACATTCTCGTATTGGGAAGATTATATTCCTCTTACATTACTAGCAAAAAATTCTAATAGTGCAAATATAAACTACTCTCTTGACTTTATTCAATTTAATGTTGATTACCCAGCCTCTGAGTCAATAGTTTCTTCAAATGTTTCTACCGTAAATGAAATGGTAAAAACATATGCCTATTTTTCAGAACTAACAAAGCCATCATTAACAACATCAGATTTATCAAGAACCTTATTTAATTTACCATCAACAAAAATAGTTTCTCCAGATGGATCATGGGCTACAAAAATTTACGAGGTAGTAGACGGTTCAATAATTTATATTCCAAGCGTAACCGACTTTACAGAACTTGGATTAAACATTAAATTTGAGATGAAGGTTCCAGGTATTTTTAGAAATCCAGTAAAGATTAGAAATATGCAACTATCTTCACAATCATTAAACAATGATTCAAAAACACTTATTGGTTCAAAACTAGGAAGAGACCTATATCCTTATACAAAACCTTCAACAACATTTGTTTATCAGGATTCAATAAATCCTTTTGTAACATATAAAGGAAAAACTCCATATCTTTATCTAAACAAAACAAGTGGTATTCAACTATTAGGATCAACATTTGACGGAACTCGTGGAATAGAAATATTAATTAATGAGTCAGCAAAAAGATTCTTTCTTCTTGATATTTTGCAATTTGGTTTTTATTACGACAAAACATTTTCTTCGGGAGCACAGGAAATTTTAAGAATTGGTAGCGAAACCGAAGACAAGTTTTCTGTAGTAGTTGACGGAATTGGAGATAACACAAAAGGAATAGTTTATGTAAAAAACTTAAGTACTAACACGCCTTATTTAGATTTAGATCTGTATGTAAATGGCTTGGAAGATTCAACTGCATCTGGAGTAGTCACTACAGACGGTAACGTTTTTTATAGAAACTGGAACTTTGTATCAATTAAGTTTAACCCAGCATTAAATTTTGAAGGTATTTCTGGTGCAATTAGAATAACTGGTCCATTCCTTATTAATAATCTTTCACACTATCAAATTTCAGAAGAAGAGTACGCAAATAAAGTTAACTCAACAAACTGGGGTACTGTTCTAGATAGAGACCCAATTGTTGCAGGTACAAATACATGGACACAAACTGTATCAACAACATACGAACCACTAAATGCAACCTGGTTTGATGTTTATTCAGATTCAATTGCCCCTGGTCTTGGAAAAAATCCTTCGGATGTTTACCGTGCATACTTTGGGGCTAGTATAAAATTACCAATTCAAACTAACATTCCACTAAACTTGTCAAAATATAGATATGCTGCGTACCTAAATGTTGAAGGAACGTCTAGAAAAAATGTTACGACCATAGAAGTTGATGGAACATTGAAAACTGAAGAGGTTGTTAACAAAAATACATACTTTCCATCTATTTTTATACCAGTTACAGGACAAAAAGTTAAGTAATATGATATACTGGTCGTTATGGAACAAGAAAAACCAGACCCAATTGAGGAAGCTCTTAGTAAAGCAAAGTTAACAGTAGTTAAAGAAGAGTACTCTGACTTTGGTACATATATCTGGGTAAAAGCAAATGGCAAGCCATTTACCGACGGAGACAATAATGTTTTGTCTATTGAGTCAATGAAGAATGATCGTGAGCGTGTAAAGAAACTTATGGATGCCGCCGCATATTATGGAGAAGCAGAAGGTCAGGCTATCTTCTATCCAAATACACGACAGATTTCTGACGAAACTCACTCAGAGCAAATTGATCGTATGAAGCAAGGATTAATTCCAAACATGAATGACCTTGGTGCAGTTATTGCTGCAAAACAAACTTTAAAGTTGTATGGAGATGAAGGCTAATGAACCAAGAACCTGTGGAATATATTATTCGTGCAAAAATGGATAATTTTGCAGAAGAAGAAAATGTATTTAAAACACAGGATCCATTTATTAAAAACTGGGACGGCATCAAATCACTTACTGGTCTTAATTCAAGCTTTAAGCGTCGTGCAACAAGAATGGCAAAGTACGCAGAAATAACTCCTGCCTACCTCGACAGTGCAATGGCTACAAGTTCAGGTGTTAATGGAGCACGTTCAAAAGAAATTAATCCTGGAACTGTCTATCACAATGGATACGGACTCTTTGATGTAATTACCCCACCCTGGAATCTTTATGAACTTGCAAACTACTACGACACATCATTTGCTAATCACGCCGCTATTGATGCAAAAGTAGAAAACATTGTTGGTCTTGGTTATGACTTCCAACCAACAAAAAGTACTATGTTCGCTATTGAAGGTTCTACAGATTCAGCTGCAGAAAAAGCACGTAAGCGTATTGAACGTGCAAGAATTTCAATGCGTGAATGGATAGAAACACTCAACGATGATGATTCTTTTACAAACACAATGATGAAGTTTTATACAGATGTTCAGGCTACAGGAAATGGATACCTTGAAATTGGTCGAACTGTAACAGGTGAGATTGGATACGTTGGTCACATTCCCTCAACAACAATGCGAGTCCGTAGACTAAAGGATGGCTACGTTCAGATTATCGGTAACAAGGTTGTCTACTTCAGAAATTTCGGGGCAGCTAACCCAAACCCAGTAAGTGACGACCCACGACCCAATGAGATTATTCACTACAAGGAATACTCTCCACTCAACACATACTACGGAATCCCAGATATTATGTCTGCAATCTCATCTCTTCATGGAGACCAGCTTGCCTCACAATACAACATTGACTACTTTAGCAACAAGGCTGTACCTCGCTATGTCATAACACTTAAAGGTGCAAAACTTTCGGAAGATGCAGAAGACAAGATGTTCCGCTTCTTACAAACAAGCTTAAAGGGACAGTCACACCGTACACTATACATACCTTTACCAGCAGACTCGGACACAAACAAGGTAGAGTTTAAGATGGAGCCAATTGAAAACAATGTTCAGGAGGCATCATTTGACCAATATCGCATTCGCAATCGTGATGATATCCTAGTTGCTCATCAAGTTCCACTTTCAAAAATTGGTGGTGGAGATGCTGCAAGCATTGCTGCTGCTCTTGCACAAGACCGTACATTTAAAGAACAGGTTGCACGTCCTGCACAAACTAATCTTGAAAAAGTTCTTGGCAAGATTATTAAAGAGAAGACAGACATACTTGAACTTAAGTTTAACGAGCTAACTCTTACAGATGAAATTGCACAGTCACAAATTCTAGAACGTTATGTTAAGACACAAATTCTTACACCTAATGAGGCTCGTGAAAAGCTTGGTCTTGGTCAACGTCAAGACGGCGATCAGGTTTTTCAAATGACTCCACGCCAAGCAACTGATGCTCGTGCAAATCTTGCAGATAATAGGCAACGTGATGCACAACGCACAAACAATAATTCAGATAGCACATCAACTACTACTGGAAGAAATGCACAGGGCGAAGGAAGAGCGTCTCAATAGTATGTTGCACTATATGTAACAACAATATAACATTGTTGTAAAAAACAGTATATAATTAATTAGTATGACTATTTCTAAAGCTCATTGGCATTCTGAAGGCGATAATGTTCGTCTGTCTATGCCGTTCTCAAAAGTTGATGAAGAACGACGTATTGTATCTGGTTTTGCTACCCTAGACAACCTTGACAAGCAAAACGATATTGTTACCCCAGAAGCTTCAGTAAAAGCTTTTGAAAAATTTCGTGGTAACATTCGTGAAATGCACCAGCCAAAAGCAGTAGGCAAGATGGTGTCATTCAAAGAAGACAAGTATTTTGACCCAGAGTCAAAGAAATTTTATTCAGGTGTTTATGTTTCAACATACATCTCAAAAGGTGCTCAGGACACTTGGGAAAAGGTTCTAGACGGAACACTCTCAGGATTTTCCATTGGCGGTAAAATGAACCAGTGGGACGATGCCTTTGATGAAAAGATGGATGCCACTATTCGTATTATTAAAGACTACGACCTTGTAGAACTTTCGTTAGTTGATACCCCTGCAAATCAGTTTGCAAATGTTTTGTCTGTCGAAAAGATAGACGGCATTGATGTAATCAAAGGAGATGCTATGGATGTAGAGATTGAAAATGTTTTCTGGGATGAAGCAAACGGTATTGTTATGCTCTCAGGAAACGAATCAGAACTCAGCCCAACAACTGGTGCTGAAATGAAAAACATCGGCTTTGTAGAGAAGTCGGATGCAGAAAAACCAGAAATGGTAAAGTTCTTAGTAGATAGTGCTAAAGGCATTAATACTTCTAAGATAACTAAGGAGGTAGGTCCTATGACTGATGAAGTAAATGAAACAGTCGCTGAGACAGTAGAAGAAGTTGCTGTCGAAGCTGAGGTCGCTCCAGAGGCAGATGTTGAAGTAGCAGAAGAGGCAACAGAAGAAGTAGCAGCTGAAGAGGTTGTTGCTGATGAAGAAGTTGCTGAAAAGGTTGATTCAGTATCCACGTCAGACGAAGTTCTTGTAGACGCAGTTGCTGAAATCAAGGATACCGTTACAAAAGCCTTTAGCGATCTAACAGCAGTTGTTCAGGCACAAGCCGAACAAATTGCACAATTAAGCAAGTCAATTGACTCTGTAAAAAATGAGGTAACAGAGGCAAAGGGCGAGTTTAACGAGTTTGGAAAGAGGGTTGACGCTGTTGAAGCAGATACCGCTTTCCGCAAATCTGGCGATCTAGGCGAGATCGTACAGGAAAATCAATCAGATAAGATTGAGAAATCCCTATGGGACGGACGTTTCCTCAAAACTGCCGATCTATTCAAATAAAAAATCACTTAGGAGGTGACAAAATGTCTGAAGAAATTATTAAAAACTATCCAGCTGCAGCTGGTTTCGGAGCCGCAGAAGTAAACGGTGAAGGAGCATTCGCATCTGGAGGAGTTGGTGGTGTTGCAAGTCCTGGTGCAAATACAGTAGGAAACATCCCAACTGCAAACTTTGGTGTTACAACTGGTCCAAACGCTGTAAACCCTTCTAGTGATGGAGGTGCTGTCGGTATTCTAATGCCCGAACAAGCTCGTAGATTTATTGACTACGTTTGGGACGGTACTGTTCTCGCTAAAGATGGTCGTCGTGTCACAATGAGAGCCAATACAATGGAACTCGAAAAGGTCAACGTTGGAGAACGAGTTATTCGTGCTGCAAACCAGGCTAACGCGACATATACAAACGCAGGTGCAACCTTTGCTAAGGTTGAACTAACAACAAAGAAACTTCGCCTTGACTGGGAAGTTTCTGCTGAAGCATTAGAAGACAACATTGAAGGTGCAGCCCTTGAGGACCACCTTGTTCGTATGATGACTAATGCATTCGCAAATGACATTGAGGACCTTGCCATTAATGGTACAGGTACTGGAGGCAACGCATTCCTTAACATTATGGAAGGCTTTGTTCGCAAGGTTCGTTTCGGTGGAGATGCTCACGAGTATTCTGCAACTGTTACAAGCGGTGCGTGGACTCCAGAAGTTCTTCAAGGTGTCATTAACTCACTACCACGCAAGTATCGTGCTCTAAAGAATGGTCTCAAGTTCTACACAGGAACTGCTACCTTCCAGAACATCGTTCGCAACCACGGAACAATCGGAACCAACATCTGGACCGAACAGTACCGTAATGCATACCTTGCAGGTACTGACCAGGTTGTAGGAGAGGCTAGAACAACTCGTGTACTAGGTATTCCAATTATGGAGGTTCCTTACTACCCAGACAACTACATCGACCTTACATTCCCTTCAAACCGCATTTGGGGTTTCCAGCGAGACATCACTGTAAACCGTGAGTACGTTGCGAAGAAAGATACAATCGAATACACCGTATTCGTTCGTTTCGGACTTCAGTGGGAAGAGGAAGACGCTGTAGCTTGGGTTGATAGCGATAGCCAGGATTCATCTTCATAATTTGAGTCTTACTCTTAGGGAGGCAGGGATTTCGGTCCTTGCCTCTCTTACTATCTGATATAATTATTGAAGGAGGTTTCTAATGTCAAATGAAACAATTATCGAAACAGTCGAAGAGACAGTTGAAGAAGTACTAGAAACAATTGAAGAAGTAGTAGATAATTCTGTAGAAGTACTAGAAGAATCAATTGGAGATTTAAAACAAAAATTAAAAGGTATACCAGAAACAGATGAAAATAACGTAATTGGTTCATCTCGTAACACTGCCAATGGTGGCAAAAAGTTTGGATCAATCACACAAACAGAAAATGATGCTATCGGCTCAGGAGCCGCAAGTAAATCACCAAAAGTAAAGGCGGTAGAGCTTAAAGTTGTTAAGAAAGAAACAGTAGCATTGTTCTCTACACGAAATGTCTTGTGGGAAGGCGTAGGGAAGATTAATAAAGGGTACAACATTGTAGATAAAGCAGAAGCTGAAAAGTGGCTTAAGCGAGATCACGTGCGTACCGCAACCCCAGAAGAGGTTGCAGAGGAGTACGGAATTTAATGGAATTACTAAGGTTATCGCCATACACTAGCGTTGGATTTACATACACTATACCAGCCAGCTATGCAACTAATGAGTTGTTTACAGCAACCATTACCGACTTGGCAGACCTTAGCTCAACCACACAAACTGTAACAGACAATGCAGCTTATGTATGGACAATTACATTGTCAGGAAAGTATGACTCAGACTATAGAGTTGTAATTACAGATGCATCTGGAGATGTTCTTCAAGACGAAACATATCAGGTTCGTAGACCATACCTAGACCCAAATACACTAGCAGATACAGCATCTGACATAGCTACAAAAACACTTAATGAAGAATTGGCAAGAGCAATTGTTGACTCTGTAATTCCACAAGGATTTTACTATAAGAAAACAACTTTTGAGACTACTGGTCTTGGAGCAGACTACTTGCCACTATGGGTAGATGCAAAGAAGCTTTTGCAGGTTTACGAGAACAACGTTCTTATTTATGATGCAAGCAACCCAACAGCCTATGTGCGTAATTTTGAGATTACAAAAGATAAAACTTCTATAACTCAAAGCTATACAGGAGAATTAAATAGAGGTGAAAGTGCAAGTCTTATTCTTCCTGCTGGAAGCACAGACTACTTAGATTTAAACTTTGGGGTATGGGGTGGCTTTCCTAAAACATACGACTATAGAGTTGTTGTAGAGTCTGGATACACATCAGTCCCATCAGACATTGCTCGTGCCGTCGGCTTACTGATAACAGACATTGAGTGCGGTCAACTTGACTATTACAAACGATATGTCACAGCATACAATACAGACCAGTATAAACTACAGTTTGACAAGCGATCATTCGAAGGAACAGGTAACATTCTTGTAGACAAGATACTTTCTAAGTATGCAAAGTCAATCACAAGATTAGGGGTATTATAATGTCTATCTGTGAAACCCCAGACTTTATGTTCCCTATGATGGCAGATGTTTATTATCCAATTGCTGAAACAACTGCCTATGGCAATGTTACAAAAACTTGGATTTTAGATAAAACAATTGTTTGCTCATTTAATGAAGCTGGCGTATCCTACAAAGAAGATATTAAGCCAGACCCAAACATCAAAACAGACACACTGCTTCTTGGAAGAGTTAAAAAAGATATTCGTATTTCAAGCGTTGATGCAAAGAATGCAGCAACCAATGTTGTCATAACAAATATTCGTGATAAATTTAACAATCCAATCTACCTTGAAACATCTGGACCAAGAAACGGAAGATCAACACTATTTGAGATTGCAACTCAAGCACCATTTGTTAATCCATTTGGAACAGTAGAATACCACAAGGTTGTCCTACGCCGCTCTGAAAACCAGGGAGCAGATGTATAATGAGAGCAAAGTTTAATGACACCCTATTCCTTAAAGAGATGAACAATATTGTTCAGTATTCTTTTGGATTTAATGAAGGTGTTAAGCGAGGAAGAAATCACATTCTTAATGCTGTAGGTAAAGATGCTATTCAATTAATTAAACAGTATATTGATTCTTCTGCTAGAACCAATCCTGGACTTCTTCACCACATGTATGAATGGAATCAGACTGGAAGTCCTAACGCAAGATTGTTTGACATTGACTACACAATATCTGGAATGGGACTATCTATCAAAACAACATTTAGACAGTCAACATCTGTAAAAAATGGCTCTACCGTTCCATTTTACGACAAAGCAAGAATTATAGAGAATGGTATCCCTGTTACAATCAGACCTCGTAATGCATCTGTGCTTGCGTTTGAAGATGGTGGAGAGCAAGTATTTACTAAAGGTCCAATAGTAATTGACAGTCCTGGAGGAGCTCAGGCTCAGGGTGGATTTGAAAAAACATTTGATTCATTCTTTAACAGTTTTTTCTCACAAGCCTTTTTAAGAATTAGTGGTGTAATGGATTACATTCAAAACCCTACAGTTTTTGCAAAAAATCTATCAGCAGGAAAACGTGGCGGTAGAGCAGTTGGTATTTCAACAGGCTACACTTGGGTAGCAAACATAGGAGTTAAACGATAATGGCTATTTACTATCCCCCAATCTTTATAAATAAATACCTACAAGAAAAACTTGCAGGTAGAGGGTTTGGAGCAGTCCCAATGTTTCCAACATACCCTAGCGATTTTACTGTTGCAGAAAGCTTCAGTCTTGATGTGCTAACTTCTAGCGGTACATCAAGGTATCAATTTCAGGGACAAGCAGCGGTATTTGACAGAATGTTTAAAATGCGTAGGGGACCATTTCCATACATTAAGTGTGAACAACTATTATATTATTTTTATGCACTTACAGAAACAGCTGTAGTAAACCTTATAGAAATGACACAAGAAATACAAGATCTTCTGGACAACGGAGATGATTCTGCTAAAGACTTAAATGCTTGGATTGCTTCGAAGGTAAGCGGTACAGTAACGGTAGATGGCAAAGTTCACAAGAAAGTCACCTTCGATGGAACAGACTTTTTACTGCCATACTTTCACGAAATTAAAATCTACCAACTTGAGGAAACTCGTGACATTATAGATTTTGGTACTGCTCGTACATATGCAGGGAATAAAATAATTATTGACTATGATTGGCACAAATCAGATTCATTTGCATAATAACCATATATAATTATAAAGAGGAAACACCCACCCAAACTCTATAACAAGAAAGAGGTGAAATAAAATATGCCCTATTCACGTGGTACAAGTGCTAACATCATCGTTGGTGCAGCAGCACTTTTCGCATATCAAGATGGTCCAATCGGTCAAAACACAAGTGGTGGTATTACTAACACTCAAGCTGAAATCGATTTGCCCAACTTCCAAACTAACATTTCGTACAAGGAAACTCTTGCAAATGCAACAAATAGCGTTGACTTCCGTAACGTTGGTTACACCATGAACGGTCTTGAAATCGTTTTTCAGCCTGACTTCGGTGAGGTACAGGTTGACCAGGTTCTTGACGTTGCTAAGCTTTACAAGCAGGGAATGCAGGTTAATCTTAACACAGCATTTGCTGAAGCAACACTAGATAACTTGCTCTTTGCAATTGCAGGACAGTCAAGCGACCTTTCAGCTACATACACCAGTGTTACATCACAGAGTGCATTCGGAACACCAACTTACGACGGTGACCGAGTTCTAAATCTTGGTGCAGGAAACATTGGCGAATGTCCAGTTGAGCGTGGTCTCGTTGCAGTTGGTCCAGGTACAGGAGACTGTGCAGCTGGTTCATCAATTGAGCGAATCTACGTTGCATTCCGTGCTCTTTCAATTGAAAGTGTTACAGTATCAGCAAAGCGTGACGAAGCTACAATGTTTGAAGTCTCATTTAGACTTCTTCCTAACGACAATGCGTCTTATGGAAAGATTGTAGACCGCACACTCGCATCATAATTTAATATAATCAGGACTGCTCAGAGTTTCGGCTCTGGGCAGTTTTGTTTTTGGTACAATAGATGTATGGCAACAGAAATTTATGAAACAGGAACTACTACACTAGTAGACGGAACAGAGATATATTTAACACCGCTAAAGATTAAATACCTTAGAGAATTTATGAAAGAGTTTGAAAATGTTAAACTTGCAAAAGATGATGCAGAAGCAATCTCAGCATTAGCACAATGTGCGAGGGTATGTATGAAACAATTCTATCCATCTATAAAAACAATAGAAGACTTAGAAGACAACCTTAACCTTCCAGCTATCTATAAAGTATTAGACATTGGAGCTGGAATTAAAATTGACGGCGACGATGAAGAAGAACCAGTAAAAGATCAGGCAGTAGACAGTGGATCTACCTGGGAGACTCTTGATCTAGCAACACTAGAAGCAGAAGTATTTCTTTTAGGAATATGGAAAGATTTTGAAGAGCTTGAGTCATCAATATCTATGCCAGAACTAACATCAATACTTAACGTAAAAAGAGATTTAGATTACCAGGAAAAAAAGTTTATGGCTGGAATCCAGGGGGTAGACCTTGATAAAGAGAGTGGTAGCCAAGATCTATGGGAGCAGAAGAAAGCCAAGTTCTTTAGTGGCGGAGCAACCAGTAATTCAAATGACGTAGTAGCCCTACAAGGAGCAAATGCTGCACAAGCTGGATTTGGAATAGGTATGGGATTAGGCTATGAAAAACTAGTCGAAAACTAAACTTCTTCTGTGATATAATTTAATAAGCCTAACAAGGAGGAAACAATGGCAACAACAATTAATGAAGCTACACAGCTCACACTTATGGACGGAACAGTACTTAATGTTCGTCCACTTAAGATCTCACTACTTCGTGACTTTATGAAGGAGTTTGAGGGTATTGCTAAGGTAGCAGATGATAACGCAAAGTCAATGGATATACTTATGAAGTGTGTTCAAATTGCAATGAAGCAGTATAGTCCAGAACTAGCAGCAGATGTAGCCGCTCTTGAGGACAATATTGATCTACCAACCGTTTATAAGGTGGTAGAAGCAGCATCTGGAATTAACCTTTCAGATACTGTAGCTGGTCTTATGGGCTAGACTAAAAAGGGGAAGTGTTAATGAATGGCTGAAGATGCAAATGCTAATATACGCATAGATATTGACACTACCGCTGCTACTGCAGCACTTAAAGCACTACAAGGTCAAATCGCAAGATTTCACACAGAGATGGCTCGTGGTGGAGCAGTAGCTGGTCAAAACGCTTCCAAACTACAGCAAGACCTAATAAACTCTATTAATGCTGGTGGTCAGTTCCAAGCTGGAATGACTAAGGTTCAGTCAACCACCGAAGCATTTACTACTGCCCTTGAGAAAAACAAACTTTCGATGGGGCAGTATTTTAGATACGCTGGGGCATCAACAAAAACATTCGGACGATTCTTCCGTGGCGAATTTGAAACAATTACAAAGGTAGCTACCGAAAGAGTCAAAGATCTTCAGACTCAATATATCTCAATGGGTCGTGATGCCAACGGAGCACTACAATCAATCAAGGTTAGACCACTAACTCTTGATATGAATGACCTTGCAACACAAACAATGATTACTGCACAGAAGCAGCAATTATATAATCAATTGCTTAAGCAAGGGTCTACTAATCTTCTAAACTTTGGTAAGAATACTCAGTGGGCTGGTCGTCAGCTTATGGTTGGTTTTACCCTTCCCCTCACATTATTTGCTAGTTCAGCTGCCAGATCTTTTATGGAAATTGAAAAGCAGGTAATTAGAATTCGTCGTGTTTATGGAGACTTCTCTACAACAGTTGCAGAAACCGACCAGATGATTGATTCAATCAAAACTCTTGCAGGAGAGTATACCAAGTACGGTGTTGCAGTTTCAGACACCCTAGGACTTGCGGCTGAAGCGGCAGCTGCTGGTAAGTCAGGTCAAGAGCTTTTAGCTCAAATATCTCAAGCTACTCGTCTAGCAGTTCTTGGTAACGTAGAACAAACCCAGGCTCTTGAAACAACCATGTCTGTTACTAACGCTTTTGGTGTTGCTACTGAAGATCTTGCCAATAAAATTGACTTCCTTAACGCAGTAGAAAACCAATCTGTTACATCGATTGAAGACCTTACCATTGCTATTCCCAAGGCTGGACCTGTTGTTCAACAGCTTGGTGGAGACGTAGAGGACTTGGCATTCTTCCTTACAGCAATGAAGGAAGGTGGAATTAATGCTTCTGAAGGTGCTAACGCACTCAAGTCTGGTCTTGCTGCACTCATTAATCCAACTGGAAAAGCAAAAGAAATGCTTCAAGGATTTGGAATTAACATTGAAAAAATTGTTAACTCAAACAAGGGAGACATTAAAGGACTAGTGCTTGATTTTGCTTCCGCACTTGATACACTTAACCCACTAGATCGTGCTCGTGCAATTGAGCAACTATTTGGTAAGTTCCAATTCTCACGTCTATCTACACTTTTCCAAAACGTCATTGGCGAGGGTACACAAGCAAGCCGTGTTCTTGAGCTAACAAAAGCAACTACACAAGAACTTGCAATTTTATCCCAACGAGAACTTAAAAAGGTAGAAGAGACAACTACCTATAAATTTGAAAAAGCTTTTGCAGATTTCCAAGCAGCTTTAGCACCTGTTGGAGAACAGTTCCTAAAAGCCATTACGCCAGTTATTGAATTTGGAACAAAACTTCTTAATCAGTTTAATAGCATGGGTGATGGTGCAAAGAGTTTTGCTGTTATTCTGACTACCGTTGTGGCAGGTATTGGTCCTGTCTTGCTTATGACTGTTGGTCTTGTTGCTAACGGTGTTGCCAACCTTATCAAAATGTTCCAGGCACTTGGAACTATATTTAAGAAATCTGGGGCAGATACAACGACTCTCGGTCTACAAACAGACTATATGACTCAGCAACAAATTGAAGCAGCAGCAGTAGCAGCATCACTTAATCAGTCACACAGCAAACTTTCACAAACTTTTAGCGTAGAGGCTGCAGCATTAAATAACCTAACGCTTGCTTATCAAAAAGCAGTTACTGCACAACGTGGATTTGCAATGCCTGGAGGTAGAGTTGCTGGATCAGCCACAAAGCCAAAAGGTTTTGCTAGTGGTGTAGTTAGCGTTCCTGGTCCGAAGGGTAAGGGTGATACAGTCCCTGCAATGCTATCACCAGGAGAAGCAGTTATTCCTGCTGACATGGCTAAGAAGTATGGCGGTCTTATTCAGGGAATGGTTTTTGACAACATTCCTGGATACTCACAATCTAATATTAAAAAAGATGTTTCTATGTTTGGTGGACCACAAAGACTTCTTGCTCCATATACTGTTGGTGCTCGTGGAAACACTGCTGGTGGCTTTGGTGTAGATAGAACAGGAATTTCAGCACCAGACTCAATTGCAGAACTTGCAATGTCTATGGTTGCAGCAACACTTACTGAGTCTGGTACTAGAATTTCAAACGGCGTAGTCGATTCTGTAGTTGGTCCAATTTCTTCTGCAGCAGAAGAAATATCTATATTACTACAAACTACCGCAGAAGAAATGGGTGACAATGCTACACATATCTCACAAGTAGTAAAAGCAAAACGAGAAGAAATAGATACAATTCTTAAAAGTAAGTCTGCACTACTTCCTTCAGATCAACAAGGAGCATTTGTTTCTGGATCCCAAAGACTCCTAGATCCAACACTAGAAGATGTTAGAACTGGAGGATATGCAAGAGTACCTGCAATTAGAGTTAATCCAGATACTGGAGTACCCACTAAAAAGGGTGCTTCTTGGTATACTGCACTAAAGGGTAAGGCACAATCATTTAAAGCTAAATTAGCTACACTTAGAAGTAACCCAAATTTTGCAGGTCGTTTAATTGGATCTGCAGGAACACAGGCACACTTAGCACCAGAAAATCTTTCAATGTTAGGTGGAATGTCTCCAATGGGTGGTGCAGCTATGGGCTTATCGCCAGAATTACAGCAACCAGCTAGACAAAAATTATTAAATACAGTTAGACTATATTTTACAAAATTGGGGCAAGAAGTTCCTAAAGAAATTGAAGCTGCAGTATTGGGTGGTGCTAGAGCGATCACTGCAACAGCATCGCCATCACAAGAAATGCATAATCTTGGAGTAGATATTGGTCAAGGAGCAATTAATGGGCTTGAGTCTAAAGTAGACGATGCAGCAAGAGCTGGAGAAAGTCTTGGACAAGCTGCTGCAAGTGGTACACAGGCTGGAGCAAGAGGACAACGAGGAAATAGAAGAGTTCAGACTGGAGTAGTCGGTGCAGGAGGATTCCCTGTAAGAACAACCCCAGAAGGATCTTCAATTATTATTGGTGATACAGGAAGATTTATACAAGAAGAAGAAAAGCCAGGTAAAAAACCGCTAACCCCATCTCAACAAGCTGCAAGAGATAAGATGATCCGTCGTCGTGCCATGAATGTAAAGATGCATTCTATGGGTGGACGAATTGCTGCTGGAGTTAAGGGTATGGGCGGTATGGGTGCAGGTATGGGGCTTGCTATGGCTGGTGGAGCAGTAGGCATGATACCTGGTCTTCAAGAACTTGGAATGGCTATATCCCTGATTGGTCCACTTTTTATGATGATGAAGCCAGCAACTGTTGGTGTTATTGCAGCTTTAGGTTTACTAGCTTATGGAATTTATAAAACAATAGAGGCAGGAGAAGAGCAGCGTAAACAAGCATTAGCCCTTGGAAATTCTTTTGCTATGGGGTCAAAGGCATTACAGTCTATGTCTGAGGATATGGGAACAGTAAGTCTTAGTCAAAAACGTCAGGCAGATACAAATGAATTACTTACAAGTACAACAGAAAAACAAATTTCTGCTGGAGAGCAATACTTAACAGAAACAGATAGCGGAAAGGCTCTTGTAGATGAAATAAAAACGTTACAGTCTAATAATATGTCTACTCAAGAAATTGGAGAACTTCTTGGAAATAAAATTTCTTATGCTGTTTCTCAAAATGTAATTACACAGCAACAAGGTGAAGGAATAATTGCTGCACTTGGAGTTATTTCTGGAAATCTTGGAGTAAGTACAATAGCTTCCAGCACATTAGAAAATACACAAAACCTTACACCAGGATTGGCTGCTAGTGGAGCTGCAAAAACAGCTTTTAATGCTGCTAAGAAATCAGACAGTTCTCTAACACAGCTTAGTGGTTCAGTATCTGCACTGTCAGTTGCTACTGGTGGAGAAGACATAATTAACTCAAGATATGATTCATTAATTAAAGAATTAAAACTTCAAAAAGAGAAAGCAAAAACAAAAGAAGAAGAGCTTCTTTTAGAAGGAAAAATTGGAGATTTAGAGTCACAAAGAATAACTGATCTAAAAGATCAAAGAGAACTTCAAAAAGAAATTAAAACTTATATAGAAACAAAAGCATTTGCCTTAACGCGAGGCGGAGCTTTTAATGCAGCACCCTATATATCTATGATGAAAGAAATTTTTGGAGAGACTAGCGACGAGTATAAAGCCGCATTGAGTCTTATGACAGATGAAAATAACAAAGCATTTGGTAGAGAATTTTTAGTTAATATCGGAACAAGTCTTGCAACTAAAGAGCTAAATCCAGGAGCTTTAGAAACACTACTATCATATGCCAAAGAAAACAAAAATTTTGTTGCAGCATATAACCTATCAGTTACAACTTCTGGCGATATTGAAACACTTGATACTCTTGGAAAACTTCAAGCATTAGACGCAACATCAGATCAAGTAACAGTTGCCTTAAACTTAATAAATTCTGGAAAATCTGCAGAAGATGTAACTGGAGCTTATCAAGATCTTCTTGGTGCTAAGGCTGGAGGTATTGGTGTCGGCGTTGATATTGACGAATCCGCAATTAGAAAATATTTAAATGATCTAAATGCAATAAAAGAAGCAACACCAAAAGATGGAAAGTTTACAGTTCAATTTCTTGCAGATTACGTCGGAGGAGAAGAGGCTGCAAAAGCAATTTTAGATAGCGAAACTTTTCAGAAACTTCCTAAAAAGAAAAAGGCAGAATATATTGCAACCTATAAAGCTTTTCTTACAGGAAGTATTGATAAAGGATCAACTGCATATACTGCCTGGAAAACATTAATGAACAAAACTGGTGAAGATACTAGTGATACAGCATTTGTTCGATGGACCCTAAGTAAAATTGAAGGTGCTGGAGAAGGCGGCGGTAGTGGTCCAGGTCCTACCCCTACTCCCGATCCTCCTGTTGGGGGCGGTGGAAGCCCTGCCGATACTACTACAGAAGATTCAGTAATGGCAAGACTTCAAAAAAGATTAGCTAAACAAAATGCATTATTAAATGTTATTTCTCTTAAAGAAGCTAAAATTAATAAAAGATTTGATGAACGTAAAAAAGCCCTTGAAGAAATTGCAAAGCTTAATGGCAAAATTGCAGAACAACAAAAAGGTCAGCTAGACGTTGCGGATGCGTTAACACGTGGAGACATTGCTTCCGCTGCACGAGCGGTACAAGCAGAAAGAGTCCGTGCTGCTGCCCTTGCTCAAGAACAACAAATGCTTTCTCTTGAACGACAAAGACAAGCAGAACTTGCAAACGTTATGTTTAAAGGAAAAACAAGAGAAGAAGTAGAAGCAAAAATTGCTAGATTAAATATGAAAATTGCAAAACGTGAATACAGAACTGCTGCTAGTGGAGGTATGATAAGAGGATACGCTAGTGGAGGTATGATGAATGGATACTCTGGTGGAGGAATGATGAAAAGATATTCTGTTGGTGGTAAAGTTGTTTCATATTTTGCCGATGGTGGAAGTCCTTTAGGTTCAGATACCGTTCCTGCCATGCTTACTCCTGGAGAGTTTGTTATTAAACGACCTGCCGTTCAAGATTTCGGGGTAAAGAATCTACAAGCAATCAATAGTGGCAGTAATCCATCTTCAGGCGTGTATAATTATAGTATCAGCGTAAACGTTAGCACAGAGGCAAACCCAGATCAGATTGCACGAGCAGTAGCACAAAACGTAAAGCGTACAGAATCTTACAGAATAAGGGGTAACAGGCTATAATGGGATATTTTGACGGTAGACAGAAATACGGCAGACCACAAGGAATGATGTGGACTGAGAGTAAAGACACTTATAATGCACTTACAGTACCAGCTACAGTAACAGGTCAATCAACTATTCTGATTCTTTCAGACCACAACCGCTCTCCAATCAATGTTGATAAAATAAGAATTGAAACAAGAGATCGAATGATTAATGGTCGTATGCGTTCTTATCACACTGCAGACAAAATGTCAATTTCTGTTTCTTGGGAAATGCTACCTTCACGATCATTTGCTGGAAATCCCCTCTTTAGCTCATCGACTGGTCTTCCACAGAACCCATTTATTGATAGAATAACTAATCCTAAAAATCCTGCTAACACTGCAGAATTTCAATACACGGTAGATGGTGGTGCAGGTGGGGTAGAGATTCTAGACTGGTACGAAAATCACACTGGACCATTCTGGGTATACCTTGCTTATGACAAATATAGTAACTTTGAAGCACAAAATAATCCATATGGATATTTAGATGTATACAACGAAGGTGTTGAAATGTACTTTGCAGACTTCTCTTATTCAATTGAAAAACGTGGGGCAAATAACTTTGATTACTACAACGTTTCTGTTACACTAGAAGAGGTATAATGTTTGTAAATAGTAATGTTCAGTCATATCTGGAAACATCTGCAACTATTAATAGTGAGTCTCTAATCCTTGCTGAAATTAATATGAACTATGCCGAGAACTTTGATGCAATTGGAAACTATAGATACCGCACAACAATTGCAAATCCAAATACTGCAAACTTTGGAGTTATAACAACAACGTATGACTCTACAGACGCTCTGAACGCCTACACAGGGGCAACGGATTCTGATGTTGTTATTGATGGTGGAGTATCTGCAGATGCTAATAGCACCCCAGTAGTCTTTACATCTGTACAAGAAAGAAAGAAACTTTTGTTTTCTTTAGAAGATTGTTTTAATAGATTTAGACCAAGATCTGGAATTAACAAAGCAATATATTACGGTGACACAGTAAACTCACGATACTCGCACAGCGATGGTCCAGACATGATGAGCAGACCTCGTTATTATGTTTCAGACAAAGAAGATAAGTTTAAATACTGGACATCGTTTAGACAAGAACAGTCTGGAAATGTGGCGGTAGAGAGAGGTATCTCTGCTAAAGCATGTGTAGTATCTGAAACACTAACAACATACCTAATCGACGATGCTGCACCATTTATTGTTTATAAAGAAAAAGTTCCAGTAAACAGGATTATTATTAAAATGCAAACACATGTTGGCTCAGTAAAACAAGACCCAATTAATTCAGGTTTATATCAAATGGTTTCAGACCCACTGTTTGATGATACTAATACTATTGTAAACAGAACAGTGCCAATGGATTGGAAAGTTCAATACCTTGAAGAAAATTATGAAACAGGTGTTTTAACTTGGCAAGATGCAGTAGATTTTGGAACGCTTTACCCAGACGGTAAGAGCAGTGGCTCTCCAGTTATTTCAAGGGATGGGTATGTAGAACTTCATTACGGTAAAAACGAAGGCGACTATAAATGGTATCTTGGCTCACAGTCACAATCAAGCAATACAGCAATTATGACTGATTTGAGCAATGTTGTAGAGCTTGGTCCACCAAATCAAATTGGTGAATACGAACAGTTTATGTTTATTAAAGGCTTAAGAATTGTTGTAAAAACAATGAGTAGACAAGATGTTCCATTTGAACTTATTGAACTTTCTCCACGACTTGCTGCAGATTTTTCTTCAATTACAAAAGAATATAATACCAGCAGGGTTGCCTCAGATCTTGGAGTGAGCGGTATGCCAGTAGGACAGTTACTAGCCTCAACTGGATCAATTACAATAGCAGACTATGATCAAGTTCTAAATAAAAATAATCAAATTTCAAGCTCAAATCCAACTGGTAGCGTTATTGCTAATTTTGTAAATAGAAACCTTCAGCTAAAATTCTTTGAAGTAATTAAAGAAAATTTAGAAGATACTTCAACATGGTGTTATGTTCCAATCAAAACACTCTATGCAGAATCATTTCCAGAGTTTGACAATGACTCTAGAATGGCAACCATACGATTACGAGACATGTTTTTTCATTTTGAATCAATGACTGCTCCACAAATTTTATTAACAAATGTGTCTTTTAGTTATGCAATAGCAATGATTATGGACTCGATTGGATTTTCAAATTATGCATACTATAAATCAGTTAATGATAATGATCCGATTATACCGTTTTTCTTTGTAGCACCAGACACAAGCGTTGCACAAGTCCTTGAAGATTTGGCGGTATCAACTCAAACGGCTATGTTCTTTGACGAATACAATAACTTTATTCTTATGAGCAAAAGATACATGATGCCAAATCCTGGAGATCGTCAACCAAACAATCCAGATGAAGAAATTAACTTTACTTTATATGGGACAACAGACTTTGTTAAGACTGGTATATTAAATAATAAAACAGCTAACAATACATCCGTATTATCAAACATTAAGTCCGTCGGTTCAGTAAACAAAAACATTTTTAATGATGGCTCAATTAAATATACTTCACGATACATTCAAAAAAGCTATGGAGAAATTAGGCAAGCTTCTTTTATTGACCAGGATAAAACTTGGCAATATAAGCCAGTATTGCTTTGGGAAATTGAACCTAGTGAAAACTCAAAGTCAATAAACGAAGAAAAAGCAAAGCAGGGGTCTTATGTTTTGTCTGCTATCCCTCTTAACTCAAATCTATCTAATGTTATTCCTACAGTGCAGAGCAACCAAATAGTAAATAACATAATGGACTTGGGAGAAGGTGTTTATTGGATACCACGCTACAATGGATATTTCTATGCAAACGGAGAAATGATTAAGTTTGATGCAGTAGAATATAACGTTGCAAAAGCACTGATTGGCTCTAACCTAACAACAACTACATCTACAACCAGTAATGCTACTATTATTACAACTGCTTCTAGGATATTTAAAAATGTAAAACCTGGTCAAAAAGTTGTAAAAGTTTCTGGTGCTGGAAACGTTGCAGCCAACACAACCATATCTTCGGTAACACAAACAGAATCAGCTATTGATATATACGGAAAAGCAGGTATACAGATAATAACAACAATTACTTTATCATCTGCTGCAACAGCCGCTGGATCTATGACGTTTAATATTGAAGATACTTCAAGCAATGTTTTTATAAATAATGTTCAAGAATACCAAGATTATTTTGCACAAATTCCATTTAATGGAAAAATGTATCCAACTGGACGTGTAAGAATTTTTGCAGAACCATTCTATGAATCATATACCGAAAACGGAATTGCAAAAACTAGACTTAAAAATGGTGTAGTAAATAAACATGGTCGTGGTCAATTTAATACAAAGATAGTAGAACACTCTGCAGGTTTAGGAACACACTGGACAGACGACAATAATATTTTTGGAATGTTTATGGATTCTGACTATTTGTTTGGTGATAAATCAAAGAAAGAACTTCCAGTACGAGTAGCGGTAGCAATACCAAGTCAGACTCCTAGTACACAAATTACTCTTGTTAGCAATAGAGGAATAAGCAAGGGAAATACTGTTACTGGCTTAGGTATTCCAGAAAACACTAAAGTTACAAAAGTAAAAGGTACAAATATTATAATTGTAAGTAATCCATGTGCAAACCTAGTTGTTGATCAAGAAATCTATATTACTGGAAAGGGAATTAAGGCAAGAGATTTATTATTAGCTGATCCAATTACAACAACAGGGCTTGGTTTGGGAAATCCAAATGATTTAGAAACAGCAGCACGAACTATAGCAAAAGAAACAGTAAGAACTGGAATTATTAAAAACATGCTTTCTTCTGCTTATTATTCTGAAGATACCTTAAATTCTTTAAAATCTACCCAAACAGGAACAGTGCAATCATCAGCTTTAATTATGACTGGATCTACAGCAAAACCAACATATGGAAAACCACAAAATCTTATATCTTATATTAAAAAAGATTTAGCAAACACCGATGTCGATACTCCAAAACTTTTTGGCTGTAGGTTAAGGATTATTGGAAGATTAGACAATAATGATTTCAGCGTTCAGAGTCCATATGGTTCTAATCCAATAACTACAATTACTACCGCAAACTCTAATGAAAACAAAACGATTTATGCATCATCTGGTGGCATAAGTTTTATGTTTGATGAAACTAGGAGTCGTGGTTATTTCTTTGAAATTGCAGCACTTACTGCAGCTAACATAGATCAGTATGGCGATCAAGATGGACTTGCAAATCTATTATTTTATAAAACAGTAATCAAGTCAGATGCTATTTTAAAATCAATAAAAAGAGAAGACAAGTCAAAAGAAATTACATTTATTGGAAAAAACTCCTTTAAACCTGGAGACCTTGTATCTGTGTCAATAAGTGGAGACACCTATAGCTCATATGAAAAAACAGCAGAGGAACCGTATACGGTTTTGACAGCAGACTCAACTGAATTTACCGTAAAAGGAGAAAAAGCAACATCTACACAAACTATTGACTTGTCTGCTCTAACCGCTGTTGCATCTTATACTACAGCAAACAAAGCAATTCCATATACGTTGTGGGAAGGTCTTTCAAACATAGTTGTTGATGATGGTAAATTTACTGGTCAGCACAGATTAAAGGGTGAGCAAAATCCAAGCGTCTACGACTTAGCAGTTGAGTATGAGGATATTACCGAGGGAAGAAAGTTTTATTTATACTTAAATCAAAAACTAATTGGAACAGTAATAGATCCATTACCATTACCAGTAATTAATAACATTGCTCCATTTGTTAGAAGTACTTCTAAAGTAATGTTTGAAAACATCTATGCTATTGGTCAAGACATTGCCAACAATGGAGTTAACCTCCAGGATGCTCCCTTAAGATCTGGCTCACTCTTTAATGAAGAGACAGATAGTGACAACTCATTTAGAAAATATTCTGTAAGTAGTGCTGTTCAAGACACATACATAAAGGGTATTAGTCCATTCCAACCGCCAAAATATAAGATGTATTTTGAAGAGTTTGGAACAATTATGAGAGAGTCTGCCTACTTTAACTTTAGATATGATAAAGCATATCCTGCATTTATTTCAAAAATTGCACCAACGTTTAATAGCCTAAAAGGGTATGCTGTTTCTGGATATGTTGGAAACGCATATGGTGCAGAGTTTTTAATATTTAATACAACAGATTCAGCAGTAAACTTAGACGAAACAAGCGGCAACTATCTTAGAATTCTTGGTGTTACATTTACACAAGAATCAGATCGTCAACTAACTCTTGATGAATACTTAAAAGCAAAAAGCGATTTGTCAAATCCAGATTTTAATAATTCTGTTTTAGAAAGTTCAATAGATAATCCTAACACTGCAGCAAAAAATTTAAGACTTGTAAAAAATAGTCGTGTAACAAATGGACGTAATGAGTTTTCAATTGACGGAACATATATACAAAATGCAGACCAAGCAGAAGAATTAATGGGATGGCTAATAGAAAAAATGTTAGATCCAAGATTATCAGTAGGTCTATCAATTTTCCCAGTGCCAACTTTACAACTTGGAGACATTGTTACAATTAATTATAAAACTAGAAATACTAACGGAAACCTTATTGATGAAATTGCTAGTTCATCTAAACGATTTGTAATCTATAATATTGAATATAATAAAAATGAAAATGGTCCTGAAATGACAATATATTTAAGTGAGGTATCATAATGGCAAGAGGAAGAAGAAGAAAAGGAAAAAACAAGGAAACACCATTAGCTAATAATATATTTTTACCAGAGCCATTATACAGAAGAGACAAACGTGGTATAAAGGTAGCAAGACCAGACATTATTCTTAGTGAGGACGAGCTTTCTCTAGAAGCTATGTCAGACTTTATTTTTGCTGAAATTGGTGGTCAAGAAATTTTAGATATTTCAAGATCTGATTTTGTAAACAGCCCACTAAATCAACAATATACTTCTACTCCAGGAACTGGAACATCTTATATTCAAAAAGAACCAATCAGTTTTTCTGACGGTATAACAAATACCTTTGCTTCTTTCAATATGCTACTAGAGAACTATACTCCACAAGATACAACAACAAATCTTTTAGAACTAAACAATGAAACAGGCGTAATCACTATTAGATTAACAAACGTAAGAGCTACAGATAATATAGAGGTTCAATTTTTGACATATGCAGATGTATCAGATGATATAATATTTGAAGGGATATAAATATGCTGACAACAAAAGGTAAAAACGTACTTGCCAAATACTTGGTAAACCAAGCTCCAGGGTACGCTGGATACATTGCTGTTGGTTGTGGGACTAACCCACTATCAACAATGACAGTTAATGTTGAATCTGGAACACTTGTATCAAACATTATAACTTTTGTAACAAGTACCCCACATAACTTTTTGCCTGGACAGGGTGTATTTGTTGATGGACTAGACAACGCAGTTGATGGTTCATATTCGATTGCTACAGTGCCAAATACATCAGCTTTTACTGTTAGTAAAGTTGCTGCTAATATTGCAACTACACCATCAACTCCTGGTACAGCAACACGAAATTTTATAAATAGGGATCAAATGACTTTTGAAATGTTTAGAGTGCCAATTGTTTCTCGTGGAATTATTACTGAAAACAATTTAACTAAAGTTGTATTTACTGCAGAACTTCCAAACCTTGAACAATACGGAATGACAGAAATTGGAATCTACCCTTCTGGAAGTAATCCAACAGCAAGCACTATTGACAGCAGGGTATTATTTAATTTTTCAGATACAGAAAACTGGGAGTACCACTCTGACGTTGTTGAAAAGCCAGTATCATACGTAGATGGTGCAGGATATGCAAATGCTGCAATAAAAATAAGCGGAAATGATAATTTTGCTTTAATTAATTCCTATGATCCAATTTTTAGTACTTACTATAGAATGACATCAAAAGAACAACCAAGATTTGAATCAAAGACACTAATGCTTAGGGGAAATACTTCGGCAATAAACACCTCCCCTACAATATACTCAATCTATGAAAACAGTTCTTTTCCCGAAAATCAATCGCACATTCATCATACAAACGTTTCTTTTTCCTTCGATAAAAACTCTGCAGACGATCTGTTAAAGTTAGCCTTCTCAGTAATTACAGAAGCTACAAGTGCTACACAATATTCAGAAATAGGTGGACTTAATATAATTGTTCAGTTTGCAGACTCTGAGACACTTGGAAGTAGTGAGTATGCCAATATGCAATTTTCATTAAACTCAACAGATTTAAAAGCAAACAACGCAAACACACAATATTATGTTGCCCAAAAATCATTGTCAGAACTTAAAACAACTTCAAACTTTCAATGGTCTTCTGTAAACACTGTCAAAGTTTTTGCATCAGCTTTTGCTAATGTTGGAACAAACGTTTCTGCATCAATTCTTACAAGCAATGTGGCTACAATAACAACTTCCACTGTTCATGATTTGCTTGTAGGAGATAAAATTGCAATAAATAATAGACCTGGCTATAGCGGTGTATATGAAATTGCTACAGTACCAACTACAACAACATTTACATATTCAACAACAACGGCAAACATAGCCTCTAATACAACAGATGGTGGCACAGTAACAAAACTTCTAGGAAATCACTGGATAGCACTAGACGGACTTCGTTTTGAAAACATATCTTCTGCTGCTGCAAATCCACTATACGGACTTACTGGATATTCTTTGCTTGCAGAAACAGCGGTATCGTCTAACGGTGCATCAATTACAAACTATCCAATAGTAAAACAAAGAAATACAAACAACCTTATAGAGTTTAAGTTTGCTGTAGATACTGGTGGTGTATAGTGGCTGAACAAGAAATATTTGAAGCAAAAATATCTACGGCATCATTTCCTCCTAGACTGCCAGGCAATAAGCTTGCACTTAGGTATAAAGTAAAATCTTCTGATCTTAATCAAACCACTCAATGGTCTCCAGTCTATTATATAAATGGACCAACTAGACTTCAGGCAACCACAAATTCAATCGATAATTTAACAGCCACAAAATTTGTAGTAGATTGGGTAGATGACAATGTATCTGGTTACGATCTATTTGTTTCATATTCTATAGATCTTTCAACTTATACTGGAACAGTCAACTCTGTTGGAACTACTAAGACTATTTATTTTACTTCAACATTTATTCCCGAAGAACTTAAAAATTTTAAGGTTGGCGATTTAATAGATGTGGCTGGGGTAGCCAACGCACTTAATGGAACTGCTACTGAGGGTGGGGCAGATATGAAAATTACTGAACTTAATTTAACAACAAGTCCATATTACATTAGATATATTGGTGACTCTAGTAATACAACAGCTAATACATCAATCTCAGCTGGTTATTTTGCAACAGCAAATCTTGCAAGTCCAGAACAAAGATATCGTCAATATAGATATTTAGCAACCTATCCATTAACTGGAGAGGGAGAAAAAACCTACACTTTTCAATCAGCAATAACGCAGAATGGTGTTTTGCGTTATCAAACAGCAGCGGCAATAATTCAAATCGAAGGCACTAGTAAAGTTTTAGACTCATCTCTTCAAATTGCAAAGACTACCAGAGTGTCCCTCTAATCTGATATAATAATAGTATGAAACTTCCACTTCCAAATAGAGGTCAGCCATTTGACCTAGCCTTAGTATATAGAATAATTGAAGAGATCAATAATTTATGGAACGAGATTGGACTTCGTGTTTCTTCATACTCTTCAATACAAACCGCAAAAGAAGCTATTAGTAGTGTTCGATCAAGCGACGTAAGAACTGTTGCTGGGTTTGTAAATGTTATTGATAATACTAGCGTAAAAACAAATGACGACAAGCCATTTACCTATACATTTGATAGAGCATTTAAGTATCCACCAATTGTATCCACATCGTTAGAAACTATTGGTGAAAGTAATACTGAAGCAACTAAAAGCTCTACTGTAATTCTTACAAAGGTTAGCACGAGCACAATTGAGGGAATTATTAAATTTGAAACAGCAGGAACGGCTGCTGTACGAGTTAATCTTATTGCCGTTGGCATTCCTGTATAATGGACAGAGAGCAGTATAATTCTGCCCCAATAATTCCAGGTAGCAAAAAGGTTTGGTTTTTAAATGGTGACCTTGTTCGCATCTATCACTTTAATAGATCTAATGGAATAATGTCCGTATATAACATTATTAAAGATCAAGTTGAAAGTTGTTTAGTTACAGATTTTAAACGGAATCGTGAAAGAGCATACACTGTAGGCGAGACAGCAACAATGGTAAACAGACACAAGAAGTATATGCCTAGCCTTATGAAACGTGGAGTAATCCCCGAACCAATGGGTTCTCAGAAGGGCGGAGAGCGTGGCTGGCAAGTTCGATGTTACTACTCAGAATCACAGGTGCGTGACATTCGTGATATACTTGCTACCTATCACATTGGTAGACCAAGAAAAGACAATCTGGTTACTAATGACATTACGCCTTCGCCACAGGAGTTGACAAGACGTATGGGAGATGGTATACTGACATATACGAGAACTGAAGACGGCAGGTTTGTTCCTGTTTGGTCTGAAAGTATTTAACCGAAGGGTATGAGATGGAAAACGAAAACACAAAAATTAACATTGCATTGGGCTATACGCTCAATCTTGGTAACTTTCAATCACTCCGCATTGATCTAGGCGTTGAGGATTCACGTCGTGAGGGTGAGACTGTACAACAGGCATTTGACCGTGTGTACGAGTTTGTGGAAGCACGACTTGTTGAAAAGATTAACGAGTCAAAAGACGAGATCGATAGCAAGTAATGGCTGAACGCAAAGACCGAATGGCTTTGCTCAGTAGATACTCTAAGCTTTATCTTATAAAGTACGAGGAAAAGCCATTAGTAAATTTAAACGTAGAGCAGTGGGCTGCAGATGCACTCATTGAGTCATATGGCATATCTATGTGCTATGACCTATTAGAATATTATTTTGATGTAGCACAGAACCCAACATGGAAGTATTTTGCAAACTATACAGATAATCTAATATCTGCACAACAACAACAAAAAAATGACATATCCGAACGAGCAGTTCGCCGTGAACAAGCAAGGAAGTGGTTAAGTGAATGATTCAGAAGCAAAGCTTATCTCAGCAGTACTACAGGATAAGCAGGTACACGTATTACTACAAGCTAACGTGGAAAACATTCTTCGTACTCACAATGACATATGGCAGTTTATTAGGAACTACTCTGAGCATAACGGTACTGTCCCACCTGTTACCCTTGTAGTAGACAAGTTCCGTGATTTTCATCCTGTTGATGGGGTTGGTGCAACTAAGCACCACCTAGAAGAACTACAGGCAGACTATCTTAATGACAGCCTAAAAGATATCTTACGCAACACTGCCGCAGATGTGCAGGGTGGCAAGGGTACAGAAGCCCTAGAGTCACTTATTCAAATGACTTCAGAGCTTAAGAAGAATACTGCCTCAATCCGTGACATTGACGTTACAGACATTGACGATGCGATTGCGTATTATGAAAATGTGCAGAGGCAGAATGAGCTAGGACAGATTGGCATTAAGACTGGTCTTCCTGGATTTGATAACTATCTTCCTGCTGGCATTATGCCAGGACAACTTGGAGTCTTTCTTGCCTATCCAGGCATTGGCAAGTCGTGGCTATCTCTTTACTTTGCTGTACAGGCTTGGAAGCAGGGCAAGTCACCAATGGTTGTAAGCCTTGAAATGAGCGAGACAGAGGTTCGTAACCGTGTCTACACAATTATGGGCAATGGTCTTTGGTCGCACCGCAAGCTGTCTTCTGGCGAGGTAGAGCTAGATATGCTTAAGTCTTGGCACGAAAAGAATCTTCAGGGTAAGTCTGAGTTCCACATTATCTCTAATGATTCTGGTGGAGAGGTTACGCCATCAGTTATGCGAGGGAAGATCGACCAGTACAAGCCAGACTTTGTAATTGTAGACTACCTACAACTAATGTCACCAAACCAGAAGTCAGACAATGAAACTGTTCGTATGAAGAACCTTTCTCGTGAACTTAAGCTAATGGCTATCTCTGAGGAAGTGCCTATCATTGCTATTTCATCTGCAACACCAGATGATGTTAATAAGCTAGACACTGTTCCTACACTGGGTCAAACCGCTTGGTCACGTCAAATTGCTTACGATGCTGACTGGGTAATGGCTCTTGGTCGTGGTGCTAACTCAGATGTTATTGAGTGTGTATTCCGTAAGAACCGTAATGGATTTATGGGTGAGTTTATGGTTCAGGTTGACTTCGACAAGGGTCTATATAAATACAAAGATTTTGAAGATAACTAGTTATAATGGAGTATGCAAAATCAGCATCATAAATCAATCAAGCGATTTGGTTTAGATGGCATTATTCACGACGAAGCTGCAATACCAAGGCTAAAGCAAGAATATGTTAGACTGTTAAAAACTGAAATGATTCTAACTGGGTACGCACCCAGGCTAGATCTTGACCCAGATTTTACAATCTTTTACAACCACGAGAAAGAAATTTTTGAATTTCAATTATCACTATATGGAACATACCTAGGAAAGAATAAAACACAATGGATAACAGGAATAGACGGAACAAAAATAGTTCCTACACACAAGAACAAATCAAAAGAGTCCTTACAGGATCAGGCGTAGATATTGAATCAGAAGTAGATTCAGACTACATTATCTTCTGCCCATTTCATCCTAATCATCGCTCACCAGCAGGTGAAGTTGATAAGCACAACGGAACATTCTTTTGTTTTTCCTGTCACCACGTTGCTGACCTAGTAGAGTTAGTTGTCAAGACCTCTGGTCGTACATACTTTGAGGCAGTACGTTTTATTAAATCTAAAGCAACTGAGTCCGACCTTACGTCAGAGATTAATCGTAAACTATATACTAAGCCAGACTATGTACAGTTTGACGAATTGTTAATTAAAAGATTAAATACGCAAGCACTAGAAGGACCTCGTGCAATGCGTTACTTTGCAGGTCGATCAGTAACAGAACAGTCAGTTAAAAAGTTTGCTCTTGGATTTTCTGAGAGACAAGATATGGTGACAATTCCTGTACACGCTCCAGATGGAATGTGCATCGGGTTTGTTGGTCGATCAATTGAAGGCAAGGAGTTTAAGAATACTCCAGGAATGCCTAAATCAAAACTTCTGTTTAACCTACATAGGGTCAAAACAGCAGACAAGGTATATGTAGTTGAATCATCTTTCGATGCCATACGCCTTGACCAAGTTGGATTTCCAGCGGTAGCAACTCTAGGTTCTAACGTATCCAACATACAGATTGAATTGCTAAAGAAGTATTTCAATAACATAATAGTTATTGCAGATAACGATGAAGCAGGAGGAAACATGAAGTCAAAGATTATTGATAAGCTTGGCTCTCGTGTATCCGTGATCACACTAGAAAAACAATACAAGGATATTGGAGATATGACGGATGAAGATATTGCAAATCTGGATGTTGCATTTGACAAAACCATCATGTCTATGCTAAACTGATAACCTCAACAAAACAAGGAGAAAAATATGAGTGCAATTAAGGGACTTAAAAATCTAAACGCCCTACTCGAAAAACCAAAGTACGAAGGTACAAAGGTTCGTTGGCTTAAGCTTGCTGACGGACAGTCTGCTACGATTCGTTTCGTAGAAGAGCTAGATGCAGATTCACCCTACTACGATGAAAGTCGTGGAGAGGCTTGTGTATTTGCAGAGCACACCAACCCAAAGGACTACAAGCGTAAGGCTGCTTGTACAGTCGATTCGGAAGGTCGCTGCTACGGCTGTGAAATGGCTCGTAAAGAGCCTAAGTCT